CGTAAGTAATTTTCAAGGTGTGAATAGTTAATAATCATCTCAAGGGGCTGCGGTCTGTTCAAATCAATATACCCACACTGAAGATTACTAATTTGAGTTTTGTCTCCGCTCCATAATGTCTCAAAGGTCATCTTACTAATCATAGGGGCGAAGAATACACAAAGCATACCTTGATGAAACTGTGATGAACTCACGGTAACTTTAACTTTAACATTTCCTCTTCCCAAATAGTTATTATTAAAAGCTTGTTTTTGTTGACAATTCGCGAGGAAATCTTGTGGAACATTATACAGTTTAATAAAAGTCCCCTCAGCATCAGTAGTGGTAACTGGAAGGTTATCCACAACTATTTCGCGAGACACCAGTTTAGAGTACGAAACTGGCGTTTCCATTATTGGCATAATGACGGGGTCTCGACGCGCAACACCAGAGTTGGTGTTGTAATCATCATCCACAGGATTAGGAAAAGCCTGCGGATTAAACTCAGCTCCGAAATGCATGGAGGGCATTTCTGGGCGTGGTATTTTATTACTATGAAATTCAAAACCTACTATATCTAACTTTCTAAACCAAAACTTCTCTCTAAGAACGAAACTTGTATTTACAATTGGGACAACTGTCATGTCATATGACTGGGCGCCTCCCATCCCGTTGGTATGAGTTTTACTCATGCTGGACATGCCTCCCGGCAGGGGTCCTCGCTTCTTTAACCCAGTCTGCTTGCTTAAGGGCATCGGTATAATGTCCATTGTCAATTAACATGTCTATGTATTCATCAAACGACGGAAAATATTGGTCAGTTGTGCCAGCTAATATTTGCATTATCTTATCTCTATACTGGTTAAAACGAGCCCTTCCATTAAATAACACAAACTGTAAACATGCTTCTGCATTTTGTCCCGCTTGATCATAAATAGTACCATTCTCTGCACTCGGCTTACGAACCCAGTTCAAAATTTCATCATATTGTCCCTCGGTAAAACGTGGGTAAGCTACACCTGTGCGCTCATCGATATGCGTATAGGCTTTCAAGTACTCAAGATCTTTAACGGGTTTCCACACAAATGAAGACTTCTTATCACTGGGCGTGTATTTTATTCCCTTACGCCCCCACCAGGCTGATATGGCTTCACCATTAAACCAATGTTTTATAGAGTCAGAAACAGAGATTACTATGTCATCTCCCCAATCCTTCAATCGCACATTATTTTCCCAAATAGTTACATAATAATCCAACGTCTTTTGAAGACATATGTTATGTACTTTATGAGATTCCTTGTAATCTGAAGCCTCAAGTAGCTCAATGAAAGCAGCTTTATGGTAAATATCATTCTTAATACAATTTCCCACAGCAGTTATTAAGGAGCCAGATATAGTACCTCCATGGGTGCGATAAATAGCATCATGCGCTATATGTACACAGTGGTTCCTCCAAGCACTCAGACCAGCTCTCACTCTCGCATCCTCCTCCGTCCAATTAGGATCGTTCAATTTATACCAACGCTCCACAATACTCAAGAAAGCAGGTTCTGCTTGCGTTGGAGAAACTTTATCCCAGGCACCAATATCACCATCAATGCCATTCTTTGAGCCAACCTCACAGAGGAACTTATATTGTTGATCCCATTCAAGTGATCTAGGATTAAGACCAACTGATCCATGATGATAATTGTGTGATCTGATATACATGGCATTAAAGGCTCCATAGTATCTCTTTTCTGCAATTAAGATATCAACAGGCAACACATCAAATAACCTGGGTAACTCATCAATTATCTTCTGATCTTTAAGTTTTTCATCTTTTAGCACATCCATAGCCCATCGATCACCAGGTATTATCCCTTGCTTCAACTTGGATAAACTCTCATCGGCAAACTTTCGAAGTAATGGACCCGGCTTATACAAAACACGATTTTCTTCATCGGTAACAAAATCAAACAAGAACAATTTGCCCTTAGCTCCGAATGGCCGCATTTTAACATACGGGTAGCCCGGTGAAGTTGTCATATCCAGAGCTTGGAAAAACTCTAAGCCTTGAATACCATTTATTGCCTCTTCTTCCGTTAAAACCCGCGCAAGACCAGGTGGTTGTTTATACACCTCACGAAAACACATATCAGTAGCTAGTCGTAGTTGCCTGCCAGTTAAATGTCCAGAGCACTGGTAACCTGCTATTGCATTATACAAAGGACTATGCTCAGTATGATGCCTGCTATCCTTGGTTGATAACACCGCGGGCGCTTTCTTTGTCATCTGCCAAGGTACTCCAGGATTTATATGGGCAGACAACGGCGATGGTTCTAAGTCTGTCTTATTGGGTAATTGCACAGCATAAGCATTAGCTACT